TTGCCAAGAATTATGTATCGTGTATTTATGAGAATTGAGGATTCAAGAGCAGAGTTAGATGTATTATCAATAGAATTGAAAAGTTTTTTAAGTAAAAGATTAAGGAAAGGAAGAGATTATGTATACAACTATAATTATGAAACAAACGAACATTCGTTGTATTTCAGGGGACTGTGGAGCATGTTCATACCTAGTGACATGGATAAGCAACATGCGTTATTTGCGTTAAAAAATAATGAAAAATGGGAGAAGATTGATGATGAAATTCTAAACAGAGAGATAAACAAATTCATTGAGACAGTAAGCTTACCAGTTAAACCAGAAACGAATGAAGATAAATATAATTGGATGCTAGCCACGGCAGTTAGAAGTAAAAACTTTTCGGGAAATGATGGACGAATAGTGTTAGATAACCCATCAATATTGAATTATGTAGAAGAGAGTAATGCGTTTATCGGATTGTTTAGTATACTAGAAGATGATTATATAGATATCAAAGTGCCACCAAGTAATTGGTTTGCGATAGAAGAAGAAAGTATGAAAATACGAATATGGAATCCAAAGTTTGATAGACCAGAAATGTTAATACCTGAAGCGCAAAGAAATATAAGAACGTGCATGCATATAGACTTCCATTTAAAGACTCCTCATACATTCATATATCCTGATGATTTGAGTCAGATGCGACACGTTGCAACAAATATCATAAAAGACTGGAAGCAAGAGAAGAAATTAAGAGATGGTGGTGCGGCGATAGTAGAGCGTATATGTGAAAGGTTGCATGTATTATCAGGTGGACTTCAGGTTAGGAAATTAGCAGCGTTAGGAAATGTGTATCCCATGTATAATGAGGACATAACAATTAAAAGGGAGAATGAGGTAACGGTCTTACTAGCAATGTTTGAAGAGATATATAATGACGTAAATAACAAATTTAATACGATATTACAAAAGGTATTCAATGATGACAGATATATATATTTTCCAATCGAACTATATAATGCATACCTATTATTAGATGAAAAGCCGTTCTTCAAAAGTATTCTAAGTTTGCCACGCGTGTTAACCGAAGATTGGTCATCATATAAAATAAAGACAGAAGGAAATAATTATGTAAATTGGTCATTGAGGCCGCATGGTGAGGACAGAGTAATGGACGAGATAGCGAAAGGAACAAAAATATCAACAAGCACAGTAAGGGTAAGGGAGATAGGAAGATCGAAATTAAGAGTAAAAGACATCTACAGATTTAAACATGACAGGCCCATGATAGTAAATAGACTAACGGAGGGCGAGATGGAAACATTAAAAGATAATGCACGTGAAAGATATCAAATACAGACAAGTAGAGCATCAATACACTTTAATGCAATTGCTAGAGCAAGATTCTTTTTTAATGAGGCGATAGAAAATGAAATAGAATTCTTACGTGAGGATAACAAGAATGTAGTAGCTAAATTAGCTAGAGTAGAACATCTGTTTTTATTTGCGGGCAGTAATAGGAAATATAAATATGTAGATAATAATGAGGATGATGATGTGGTATCAAGTAATACTTCAACAGTGATAACGGATGATGAGTTAGCTAAAAATGAAAAGGCGTATAATAATTCAACGCCAAAACTATTATCAATATATTATTATTTAATAAATAGTGTTATAATCGGTGGAACGGAAATTGAAAGGATATTGATGAATGATGGAGAGTCATTATGTTTTTTAGGCGCCATAAGTGAACCAGCGAGAGAAATATTGCATGAGCTACATAAAGCGGGTGATAGAAATGTGAAAATAATGGGTTTTGGTGATGAAGCGGTATCGCCAAATGTGCGGACCACAATACCAATTAACAACTTGAAAAATATATCAGCGACATTTTTGATAAGTGATATAAATCAAAATGAACAACAGTTAGATTTCGAACAGATGGTGGAATTGACGATGGAAATTTTAAAGCAATGCGTGAGATCATCATTAAATGCAGCGATTAAGCTAAATCATCCATCATTGTATTTAGTTAACGAAATGAGTAGATATTTGTATGATAATGTGTCAAAAAGGGTATATACATCGATAGTGAAAGTGTCTGGACAAAACCCTTTTACAAATGAAGCGTTCTTTGTATATAAGATAGAGGAGATAGAGAAAGAAGAGAGATATTATGGAGTTCGTGAGACAATAATTTGTAGGAATTACAATAGCAATGTGTCGGAAATACAAAGAGCTTATGTACCAGGAATGTTAAATAACATAAATACTTCAGAATTGGACAGTTTATATGTGGATCTGGTATCATTACAGGTTGGGAAGGAAGAATTGTTGAAAACGATGGGAACGATGTCGAAATGCATGAGCGAGATAAGTAGTTACAAAATAAGAGAGGATAGAGAGATATACGCTTTATTTGGAAGAATGTCAGGCGAAAGAATACTATTAGATCAGAGAGGAGCGGAGTCATACACTAATTTAGCAAATGTGAGAAGAGCAATACCATCGGGAATGGGAAAAAACGACGGAAAGACGGTCGAAATGTCGAGATATTTGCAAATGGATTGGACTTTGTTGCATAAACAGGCATGTTACTACAGAGCAAGAAATGAATTAACAGCGAGAGGATTGTATACGGATAAGAATAAAATAGTATCTGTAGGAGGCAGGAATCTTACTGACATAAGAATGGTTCCAATAAATCATGAATACGTGATATTTGATCCAAATAGTGAAGGGATTGAAATGGGACATAAGGATATTGATATAAGATTGCAGACGTTTAATATTAGCGACATGGGATCATACGAGAACGATAGTATGTATCTATTTATGTTCGTTATTATGAATGAACCTGATGGGACTTCAACGTCAAAGGATGATCAAATGGAGAAAATAAGAACAATGGCTAGAGCGGTCAGAAATAATAGAAATGTAACTTGTGTATTTAACGCGTACACAGGATTAACGTTGGACGCATTTGAAAAATCAAACATAACTGATGGTGTAAGACTAAGTAGAGAGGAGAGGCGTATGACATTTGGCGATCATAAGATGGCGTATGTATTGGAGAATGATGAAATATTGAATGTAGCAAATGAAGAGGGAATTAATGGTGTAATTATATATCCATCAATGGATGACGTGAGTAGTGCACAGATGAGTGAGGCAATATTAATAAAAGGACTAAGGAGTGTACATCTAATAACCGCTCTAATGTCAACACCAATTGTTATATACTACCAATGATGCCTAGTTCGTCCCTGCTCTGAAGTGAGCCGGTATTGCGCATGTACCGTGGCAT